TAGAACATTATATATGGCTTATACTTGCTGGTCGTGGTTGGGGAAAAACAAGAACAGGTGCACAAGATATTGCTTTATATGCATTAAGAAATCCTAATGTAAACTGTGCTGTTGTTGCACCTACACATGGAGACCTAAGAAGGGTGTGCTTTGGTGGTAACTCTGGGTTACTTTCTATTTTACCTAAAGAATGTTTTTTAAATTCTAAAGACCTTAAAGGTTATAGTTCATCTGTATCTGAAATAAGATTATTTAATGGTTCAAAGATTACAGGATATGCAGCACAAGAACCTGATAGGTTAAGAGGACCACAATTCCATAGAGCATGGTGTGATGAGGTTGCAGCTTGGAGATACCCAGAAGCATTTGACCAACTAATGTTTGGTCTTAGACTTGGAGATAATCCTCAATGCGTTATTACTACAACACCAAAGCCAATACAATTAATAAAAAATTTAGTAGAAAGAGATGATGTATATGTAACTAGAGGTAATACATTTGAGAATGAAGCAAATCTAGCAGAAAGTGCTTTAACAATGCTTAAAGAAAAATATGAAGGAACAACTATAGGAAGACAAGAATTATATGCAGAAATCGTTGATGATATAGATGGTGCTTTATGGACTAACAAATTAATAGATAGAACTAGATTACAGAAAGATACAGAAAAAGATTTATCACAAATAATTATAGCTATTGACCCTGCAGTTACAGCTAATGCAAATTCTGATGAAACTGGTATTATGGTTGTAGGCAAAGATTTTAATAATAATTTTTATGTATTAGAAGATTTATCTGGTAGGCATTCTGCTGATAAATGGGGTAGAATAGCAATTAATGCATTTTATGAGTGGGAAGCTGATAGAATTGTAGCTGAAACAAATAACGGTGGAGACTTGGTAGAAAGGTTAATAAGAAATATAGATACCAATGTTCCTTACAGAAGTGTAAGAGCAACACGAGGTAAAATTTTAAGAGCCGAACCAATCGCAGCATTATATGAACAAGATAGGGTACATCATATTGGTTTGTACCCTGAGTTAGAACAGCAAATGTGCAGTTATACTGGCGAGACAAATACTTCACCTGACAGATTAGATGCTTTAGTTTGGGGATTAACCGAGTTAAGTAAATCTAAAGGACAGGTAAATTGGAGAATAAGCTAATGGCACAAAGAAATATATTTCAAAGGATATTTAATATAAATCCTACGCAAACTAAACAAAGCAATATGATGGGTTACTTTGGTGTTGGTACTCAAGATGCTAAAGTTTATAAGTATCAAGACCTTGCAAAAGAAGGGTATTTAAAAAACGCTATTGTTTATAGATGTGTAAATGAAATATCTAAAGGTGCAAGTGCTGTACCTTTTATTGTAAAAGCAGGTGACCAAATATTAGAAGAACACCCATTAATAGACTTACTTAAAAGACCAAATCCACTACAATCATACTCTGAGTTTTTTAATAGCTTATTTGGTTATGTTCTGTTAAGTGGTAATGCATATATATTAAAAGTAGGTGCAGAACAAGGTACACCTAAAGAATTACACCAATTAAGACCTGATAGAATTGTTATAAAGGGTAGTGGTAACTCAATACCTGATAAGTATCAATACATACTTAATGGTAGAGTACAGCATACATACGAAGTAGACCAAGAAAATGGATTTAGTGAACTTAAACATATTAAGTTATGGAATCCCTTAGACGATTATTATGGCCTGAGTCCAATGAGTGCTGCTGCTGTAGAAATAGACCAGTTTAATTTATCTAGTAAACACAACGTTAACTTATTACAAAATGGTGCTAGACCAAGTGGCGCTGTTATATTTAAACCACAAGACGATGCAGGATTTGCAGTAAATTTAACAGAATCACAAAGACAACAATTACTTACAGACCTTAATAATAGATTTAGTGGTACTGCTAATGCAGGAAGACCTTTATTATTAGAAGGTGACTTTGACTGGCGTGAAATGGGTTTAAGTCCTAAAGATATGGATTTCTTAAACTTAAAACACATGAGTGCTACTGATATTGCTATGTGCTTTGGAGTACCTAGTCAATTAGTAGGTGTGCCTGATGCGCAAACATATTCTAATGTAGCAGAAGCAAGATTAGCACTTTACGAAGAAACAATAATTCCACACCTTAGAAAATTAGCATCTGACCTGAACGAATGGTTAGTGCCTATGTTTGATGATAGATTAATGCTTGAATTTGATATTGATTCAATACCAGCATTATCAGAAAGAAGAAGAAAGATATATGAGAATGTAACATCAGCAGTTCGTGAAGGCATTATGACAAGAAACGAAGCTAGAGAGATTATTGGATTGCAACCTGTAGATGGTGCAGATGATTTATATATATCAGCAACATTATTCCCATTGACAGATGAAAGTGTAGATAAACCTAAAGACCCAGTTAATGAAGAAGATTTAAAGGAATACGAAGATAACTTTGATGATTATGATGACTTTAGTATGGAAGAAGAAAAGAACGATTTAACTAATTTTCCTAAAAGTGGGGATAATAAAAAGATTTCATTAAGAAACAGTAATTATCCGCAATTTAGTTACGAATTTGCATCTAATGTTAAAAATGATGGACCAAAAGGAATATGGAGAGCAGGTGGAAATATACGAGGTAATGAAGCTTATATGTTATGGGGTAGAGCAAGAGATGGTTCCGAATCACCAGCAGTATTAAAGTGGATAAAAGAAAGGGAAGCTTGGGCTGCAAGACATTTTAGAGACGGACAAAAATTTAAAAATAGTTCTGTACAACCTAATTTAAGTAATGTAGCAGGTGTAGTTGCACAAATAAAATGGGGAGTAGTTGGAACTCTTGGCGAACAAGGTATGAAAGATGTAATATTAGAACTTACTAAAAAATTAGAAGGTAAAAAGCAAATGGAAGATTTTGAACCTTTAGAAGAAGACACACATATAGCAATACCTGAAGATACAAAACAATTATCAGCTAAGATAAAAGAAGCATTAAAAAAGAAAGTAGATGAACATAATGAAAAATATGGAGATAATTCTAAAAAGAGAGCAACTTTAAGAATGTTATCTGCTGTTTTTAAGCGTGGTGTAGGCGCATACAACACAAATCCTTCTAGTGTAAGACCAGCTGTAAGAGCAAGTGGTGGCGCTGACAGATGGGCATATGCTCGTGTTAATTCATTTTTATTTGCATTAAGAAAAGGCAGATATCAAGGTGGCAAACATGATTCTGATTTATTTCCAAAAGGTCACCCATTATCATCTAAGACCTGACTTGTGAGTTACATTTATTAATTTTTTCCACTTATGAGTCAGGCAACCCAATTCAAAAGAATAAGAAGTCTGAGACAGAGACGAATATCTGAACGCAACGAGATAAGACAACAATTAATATTAAGAAACAATTTAGAAAAAAGGTTTTTTAAAAGATTAGATTCTTTATTTAGAAAGTTTGTAAGAGTGCAAATGCATTTATATAAAGAATACGGAATATATCAAGAAGCAACAGCAGTACAAATATTAAACGAAGACTTTATACCTCTAATACAATCACACTACCGAAGGGTGTTTAAAGCTATTTACGATTTTAACGAAAACAAGTATGAAGATAATTACAAACAAGAAGCAGTTGTATTTGGCAGAAGTATAGACTTTGAGAATGTAGTTAATGAATATTTTACATCACGACAATTAATATTAACTGGTATAAGTGTTCGTATGGCAAACCGAATATCTAAAATAATAGAACAAGGTAGAACAGATAATCTTACACTTCCACAGATAGCAAAACTTGTATCAGATAAGTTTTTACCAATAAGCAGAGCAAGAGCAGCACTTATTGCAAGAACAGAAACACATAGTGCAGCTTCTTTTGCAAATCATTCGTATCACAAAACAGTACAAGAAGATTTAGGTATGAAGATGTTAAAGAAATGGGTTGCAACTAATGATGCACGAACAAGACCTACACACTCTGCAGCTAGTGGTCAAATAGTAGACATGGACGAAGACTTTACAGTTGGTGGTGTGCCGATGGGGTTTGCAGGCGATACAAGAGGTGGTGCAGCTAATGTAATAAACTGTAGATGTGTAATTGTTTATGCAGATGAAAGAGATATGGAGTAAATATATTTTATGTACTATATATTGTGCAAATCAATCCAATAAGATACTATATGAAGTAATTATGCCTATACCCAAACCAAAACAGAATGAGTCTAGGCAAGAATTTACAGAACGATGCATGGGAGATAGCACTATGGTTGACGAATTTAATTCAAATCAAAGGTTAGCTGTCTGTAACACCAGTTATGAAAACAATAAAGAAGATTCTTTAGATAGCAAAGAAGAACTACGAGAAGATGTTTTTACTACCGAAGAAGAAGCTGAAGCAAGAGCAAAAGAAATCGGTTGTGTAGGCACACATTCTCATGACGATAATGGTAATACAATCTATATGCCATGTAATACCCACGAAGAATATACTGAACTTACTGGCAGAGAAGTATCAGGATATGGCAAAAAACCTAAAAAGAAAAAACCTAAAGACATGAAAGATGCTTTAGATAATCTTGAAGAAACTTTAGAAGTTAAATCAGAGTTAAAAGCATATCACGATGAAGAAGAAGATAAAGATTATGGAACATTTGAGGGATATGGTTCTGTATTTGGTAATAAAGATTTAGGTAACGATGTTATAGAATCAGGTGCATTTGCTTCTTCGTTAAAAAAGAAAAAACCACATCAAGTTAAATTACTTTATCAACATAAGTCAGATATGCCTATTGGTGTATTTGATGAAATCAGAGAAGATGATAGAGGTCTATATGTAAAAGGTCGGTTAGCGTTAAAAACACAAGCTGGTCAAGAAGCATACGAATTATTAAAAATGGGTGCTTTAGATGGTCTATCTATAGGATTTAGAGTAAACCCTAAAGAAGTTTCTTACGATAAAAGAGCAAATAAGCGAATTATTAAAGAAGTAGATTTAATGGAAGTTTCGTTGGTAACTTTTCCAATGAACCCAAAAGCGACAGTAATGTCGGTTAAAGGTGAAGAAATTTCCATAAGAGAATGGGAAAATGGAATGCGAGACGCTTTCGCATTATCTCGTTCAGAAGCGAAAGTTGCAGCAAAAGCCGTAACTGATGCATTCAGTCAACGAGAGGTTGGCTCAAATGCTGAATTGGTAGATGCCATAAAGAACTTAACTTTAACCTTAAAATCTTAATATAGGAGATTAATATGTCGGAAGATGTAAAAAACGCTATTCAAGAAATGGGTTCAACCTTTGAAGAATTTAAAAAGGTCAATGACGAAAGACTTGAAGCGATAGAAAAAGGCGAAAGTACAGCATATGTGGACGAGAAATTAGCTAAAATGGAAGCTAAGATGGATTCTTATGAAGACATCAATCAGAAGCTAACGATTGCTGAACAAAACGCTGAAAACATCAAAAGCCAACTAGATAAACTTGAAACAGTCGTAAAAAGACCAAATTCAGGCTTTGAAAGTAAGCAAGTAGATGAATACATGGAAGCTTTTGACAAATATTGTAGAAAAGGCATAGAAGGTCTTGATGCAGTAGAAAAGAAAGCTTTAACAGTCAGCAATGACTCAACTGGCGGATACTTAGCACCACCTGAATATATAAAAGAACTGTTAAAAGATATAACAGAAATCTCACCTATTCGTAGTATTGCTAGAGTAAGAAGCACAGGGCAAAGAAGTGTACAAATCCCAAAAAGGACTGGTACATTCTCTGCAGCATGGGTAGCTGAAAGTGGAACAAGAAGTGAAACTACTGGATATACAGTAGGTCTTGAAGAATTACCAGCACATGAGCATTATGCTCTTGTTGATATTTCTGAGCAGGACTTAGAAGATTCAGTATTTGACTTAGAAGCAGAAATGCAATCAGAGTTCTCTACACAGTTTGCAAAAGCTGAGGGAACTGCATTTGTAAGTGGTAATGCTGTAGGCAAACCTGAAGGATTTATGACTAACAGTGATGTTAGCTCAGTAGATTCAGGTTCTAATAGTGCAATACTTGCAGATAGCTTGATTTCATTAGTGCATAACATTAAGTCTGACTATGGTAGAAATGGTACTTTTGTATTTAACAGAAGCACATTAGCTGCTATTAGAAAACTTAAAGATACTGCTGGTCAGTATGTTTTTCAAACAGGCATGATGTTAGGTGGAAACATGGTTAACACTATTTTAGGTCAACCTTATGTAGAAGCTACAGATATGCCTTCTATTGCACAAAATGCTTTTCCAGTTGCCTTTGGTGACTTTAGTAAAGCATACATGATTGTGGATAGAGTGAGCTTAGCGGTTTTAAGAGACCCATTTACCCAAGCAACTACTGGTAATGTAAGATACATTGCTAGAAAAAGAGTTGGTGGGCAAGTGATTATTCCTGAAGCCATAAATAAACTTAAAATAACAGCGTAAGCGAGGAGTAACTAATGCAAGATTTATCAAATAATATTTCAATAGGCAACTCAATCATCAATGCTGTAAAAACTGCTGCTGCCAATGGCACTGGTATTGATTTACAAGGCTTTGAAGAAGCAACTGCTGTAGTTAGCGTGGGTGCAGAGGGTGATACATTATCATCTTCAGTATATTTTGAAATTTCATTAGAACATTCTGATGATAATTCAACTTTTACTGACTGTGCTCAAGCAGATATCGTCAATGGTACAATTACTGCTGGTGGTATTTGGCTTAAACTTGATGGTACTACAGGTGGAGACCCAGATACCACAGGTGATACATGGCAAGTTGGTTATGTTGGTGGTAAGAGATATGTAAGACTAGTTCTAGCAAAAACTGGAACACATTCTAATGGTACACCCATTAGTGGAATGATTGTTAAGAGTAGACCAAGGTCGGCTCCGATTACAAATGTCAAACATGACGCTTAATTGAGGAAACTCTTGGGGGGTGTAAACCCCCCTTTAAATAGGTAAAAAAAATGGCAAGAAAATTTAAAATAGTAGTTCCAAAACCAGCTTCATGTAATGAACATGGAACTGAAGTAAAACTTTATACAGCAGATGAAATAGTTGAATCTGAAGGTACATGGCAAGATGAATTAATGGATTCATTTATTGAAAATGGTTGGGCAATGGAAGTTAAAGTTGATTCAGTAGATGAAACTGTTCAAGTAGAAGCTGATGTAAAAGAAGTTAAAAGAGCAAGAAACGATAAAGGTCAACTTATAGGTGATGACCCTGACACCCCTGATGTGAATGAAGCATGGGAAGGTGGAGAAGCACCTAAGAAAAAAACGACTGCAAAAAAGAAAACTACTAAAAAGAAAACGACAAAGAAAGCATCTTCATAAATTCTTTGTTATGATTAACATAGCAGAAGCTAAATGGTAGATACCATGCAATTTATAGGAAGTTTTAATGAGTGCAGGTTATCATCATTTTATCATAGAGCAAGGTGCGACATTTGGTCAGACGCTTACTCTAAAAGATTCATCTAATGCAGTAATAAACCTTACAGGTTTTACAGGTGCTATGTCACTAAAAGAAAAACCTGATGCATCTGCAACAATCCTATCCCTTACAACTGCAAATGGTCGTATGACTATGGGTGGTACTGCAGGAACAATAGTGTTAACAATAAGTTCTACAGATACAGGCAATTTATCGCCTGATGATGGTGTGTTTGATTTAGAAATAACAAGTGGTGGTGGTGTTGTTACAAGAATCATTGAAGGTACTTATAGTGTTAGGAGAAACATTACAGCATGAGTTCTGTTGATAGCATTACAATTACAAGTGTAAGCACTGTAAATCAAATAACAATTACCGATACTAGTGGCATAACAGTAACAACTGTTGGCACACAAGGTGTTGCTGGTCCAAGTGCTATTATGGGAAAAAGTGTTGACCAAAATACTGCTGGTGCAAGTAATAATGGTGCTTTACTTATATATGATAATGGCAATACTCAATGGACAGCAAACGATACAACCGAAGGCAAACAACTAACACAAAAGTTATTTAATCTACAACTCGGAGAAGGTGGTGCAACAGTAACTACCATACTAGATGAAGATAATATGGCAACAGATAGTGCTACTGCTTTATCTACACAACAAAGTATTAAAGCTTATGTAGATGCACAAGTAACTTTACAAGATTTAGATATATCAGATGGCTCAACAACTATTGCTATTGATTTAGATAGTGAAACTTTAGGATTACTTGGTGGTGTAGGTATCTCATCTACAGCTAGTGGTAACAATGTTACCTTTGCAATAGACGCAACTGTTACAACCTTATCAGGAACACAAACTTTAACAAATAAAACACTTACTTCCCCTACACTTACATCACCAGTATTAAATACAGCTATATCAGGAAGTGCTTTTCTTGACGAAGATGATATGTCAAGTAACAGTGCAACTAAGGTAGCATCACAACAATCAATTAAAGCTTATGTTGATACACAACTTACAGCAGAAGACCTAGATGTTTCAGATGGTTCTAATAGTGGTTCAATAGACTTAGATTCCGAAGTATTAGGTCTGTTAGGTGGTACAGGTCTTACTTCTTCGCTAAGTGGTAATAACTTTACTTTTGCTATAGATGGAACAGTAGCAACTCTCACTGGTACACAAACATTTACTAATAAGACACTTACATCACCAAAAATAAATGGTTCTACAGCAATAACTACAACTGGTACAGAAATAAATGTATTAGATGGTGATACTAGTGCAAGTTCTGTAGTTTTAGTAGATGCAGACCAATTCATAGTTAATGACAATGGAACTATGAAACAATTAGCTGTTACAAGATTAGATACTTACTTTTCAGGCACTACAGCTACATTAACTAACAAAACACTTACAAGTCCAGTACTTAATGGCACATTATCAGGCACAGCATTTAAAGATGAAGATAATATGTCTAGTAATTCAGCTACAGCAGTTGCTAGTCAGCAATCTATTAAAGCGTATGTAGATTCGCAAGTCACAGCACAGGATTTAGATGTATCTGATGGTAGTAACGATATAGCAATAGATTTAGACTCAGAAACACTCACATTAGCTGGTGGTACTGGTATAGATTCAACTGCAAACACTAATACAGTAACTTTTGCTATAGATAACACAGTAGCAACGCTTTCAGGCAGTCAAACACTAACTAACAAAACAATAGATGTTAATAGTAATGCAGTTACTAACATAGAAGTAGATAATCTAAAAGTAGGTGTATTAGATACCGATTTATCAAGTGTAGCAGCTACAGATACAACATTAGCATCTGCAAAAGCAATTAAAACCTATGTAGATACAAATATAACTGCACAAGACCTTGATATTAGTGATGGTTCTTCTACGATAGCAATTGACCTTGATTCAGAGACTTTATCGCTATTAGGTGGCACTGGTGTAACAAGTACAGCTTCAGGTAATGGAGTAACATTTGCAATAGGTCAATCTGTAGGTACAGGAGATGATGTAGAGTTTAACCAAGTAACAGGTGCATTGGTTGGTAATGCTTCTACAGCTACAGCACTTGCAACAGCTAGAGCCATTGCGTTATCAGGAGATGTAGTAGGTACTGCAAACTTTGATGGTACAGCAGGTATTTCTATATCTACAACAATTCAAGCAAATAGTATTGTATTAGGTACTGATACAACTGGTTCTTATGTTGAAAGCTTAGTAGCTGGAACTGGTGTATCTTTAGCAAATAATAGTGGTGAATCTGCAACACCAACTATTGCAATTGGTCAGTCAGTAGGTACATCAGACAATGTGCAATTTGGAACAGTAACAGCAGCATTAAGTGGAAATGCATCAACAGCAACAGCTTTAGCAACTGGTCGTACAATAGCTTTATCAGGAGATGTAACTGCTTCAGGTGTATCGTTTGACGGAACAGGTAACATTACTTTATCTACTACAATAGCAGCAAATAGTGTTGCTCTTGGAACAGACACTACTGGTAACTATGTAGCAGGTATAAGTGGTACAACGAACGAAATAGAAGTTTCAGGTTCAGGAAGTGAAGGTTCTACTGTAACTATAGGATTACCTGACAATGTAACTATATCAGGTAACTTAACTGTTAATGGAACAACAACAACTACAGATACTAACGAACTTCATGTTACAGACCCATTAATTAAATTAGCTAAAGACAATACAGCTAATTCTTTAGATATTGGTTTTTATGGTCAATACAGAGCATCAGGTTCAAATAATCAGTTTTCAGGTTTATTTAGAGACCAAAACGACAGTGGTAAATATAAACTCTTTGAATTACTAGAAGCAGAACCTACAACTACTGTTAATACAAGTGGAACAGGTTTTCAGATAGCTACACTTGTTGCGAACTTAGAAGGTAATGTAACAGGTAACTTAACAGGTGCTATACAAACAGCAGCACAAACAAATATTACAAGTTTAGGCACATTGACTGCTTTACAAGTAGATAACATTAATATTAATGGCAACACAATATCATCTACAGCAGGTACAGATTTAAACATTACACCATTAGCAGGACAACAAATAGTATTAGATGGTGCAATAGTTATAGATGCAGGAGTAGTTACTGGTGCAACTTCTATAACTTCTACAGCATTTGTAGGAAATGTAACTGGTAATGTTACAGGTACATCTGCAACAGTCACAGGTGCTGCTCAAACTAATATAACTTCTTTAGGAACTTTAACAGCATTACAAGTTGATAATATCAACATCAATGGTAATACAATATCTAGCTCTGCAGGAACAGACCTCAATATAACTCCTCTTAGTGGTCAACAAATTGTTTTAGATGGAACTATTATCATTGATGCTGGTGTTGTTACAGGTGCTACCTCAATCACATCTACTGCTTTTGTTGGTGATATAACAGGTGATGTAACAGGTAATGCAGATACATCTACAACATTAGCAAATAGCAGAAATTTCTCTATAACAGGAGATATTACAGCTAGTGCTATAGCATTTGATGGTTCAGGTAATGTGGCTTTAAGTGCAAGTATTGACGACAATGTTGTGGGTGCTGCTCAACTCAACATATCAGGCAACGGAACTGCAGGACAAGCAGTCTTATCTGATGGAGATGGTTCATTTTCGTATGGTTCTAGTGGTAAAACTACAGAAGAAATACAAGATATTGTTGGGGCAATGGTTTCCAGTAATACCGAAACTGGTATCACTGTAACTTATGAAGATGGAGATGGAACATTAGATTTCGTTATAAACCCTGCACAAACTACTATAACAAGCTTACTTGCTACTGATATTAAGATTGGAGAAGATGACCAAACTAAAATAGACTTTGGAACTGCAGATGAAATACATTTCTTTGCAGGTAATGAAAGTCAAATTAAACTTACTAATGGTGCTTTAGTTCCTTCTACAGATAATGATATAGATTTAGGAACATCATCAGCAGAATTTAAAAATGCATTCTTTGATGGCACTGTTACTAGTGATGCATTTAGTGGCCCTTTAACTGGTGATGTTACAGGTAACGCTAGTACAGCTACAGCTTTAGAAACAGCTAGAACAATTGGTGGAACAAGTTTTGATGGTACAGGTAATATTGCAGTAGCACTTTCTGCTACAGCTACAGCACTTGCTAATGCTCGTACTATTGGTGGTGTTTCTTTTGATGGAACAGCTAATATTAACCTTGCAGGTGTAAATACAACAGGAAATCAAGATACAACAGGAAATGCTGCAACAGCAACTATATTAGCTACAGCAAGAACAATCGGTGGTACTTCCTTTGATGGAAGTGCAAATATAGCTGTTGCTTTAGCAAGTACTGCTACTACATTAGCAAACGCAAGAACTATTAATGGTGTTAGCTTTGATGGTAGTGCAAACATAACAACTCTTACAGCAGGAACAGGTGTTTCTGTTTCAGGAACAGCAGTATCTATAGGACAAGCTGTAGCGACTTCTGATAGTCCTACTTTTGCAAACATGACACTAAGTGGTACTGATTCAATTAAAGTACCAGCAGGAACAACAGGACAAAGGAATGGTTCACCTGCAAATGGTATGTTTAGGTATAACTCAACTAATGAAGAATTTGAAGGTTATCAAAATGGTGCATGGGGTGCGATAGCAGGTGGTGGTGCAAGTGCTATGGAAACCAACACTTTTACAGGAGATGGTAGTACAACAGCATTTACAATTAGTTCAAATGTAAGTAGCGAAGATGATTTAATTATATTTATAGATGGTGTGTATCAAAACAAAGCAGATTTTGTTGCTAGTGGTACAACAGTTACTTTTGATACTGCACCTGTTAATAGTAGAAAAGTAGTAATCAACCACATAAAAGCAAACATAGCAGGTTCTTCTGTAACACAAAATGCCTTTAGTGGAGATGGTTCAACAGTTGCATTTACATTATCTATAAGTCCAACAAACGAAAACAATACACAGATTTACATTGATGGTGTTTATCAACACAAATCTACTTACACAGTAAGTGGAACAACTCTTACCTTTGATACTGCACCAGTCAATAGCACAGCTATAGATGTAATCATGTTTAGTCAAACTGCACTTAACACACCAGCTTCAGATACAGTCACCACCAGTACGATTGCTGATGCTAATGTTACAAGTGCAAAACTAGCAAGTAATGCAGTAACAACAGTAAAAATTGCAGACGATGCAGTTACTTCTGCAAAACTAGATACAAACATAGCTGTTGCAGGAACACTAGCTTCTACAGGCGTACTTACAGCAAATGCAGGAGTTGTAGTAGATAACATAACTATTGATGGTCAAGAAATAGATGTAAGTTCAGGCAACTTAACATTAGATATAGCTGGAGAACTTAATATAGATGTAGATGGTGGTGCAATTAATTATAAAGATGGTGGTACACATTTTGGTTCTGTAGAGAAAGATGGAAACAATTTTAGATTTGAAAGTAAAATTTCAGATGGAGATATAGTATTCAGAGGTAGTGATGCAGGGTCAGGGATAAATGCTCTCACACTTGATATGTCTAATGCAGGTGCAGCTACTTTTAATGCAGGTGCAACTTTTGGTGGAGACATAACACTACCATCTTCAGGTCAAATAAATGCTTCAGGTGCTTTGTATTTAGATAGTGATATTACACACTTTAGGCTTAATAATGAAACTGAATTGATGCGTATTCAATCTTCAGGTGTTGGAATAGGAACTACAAGTCCTACAACACCACTTCATGTTGAATCTTCTACTAGCAACCAAAATACTACACTAATAAAAAATACAGCAGGTACAGGTGTAAATTATGGTTTGGAAATACAAGCAGGAACAAATGCAACAGACCACGCATTACAAGTTTTAGATTCTGGTGGTACATCAAGGCTTAGAGTTACAGGTGAAGGTAAAGTTGGAATTGGAAATACAGCACCTCTAGGTAAGCTAACAATTTCTAATGCAGCAGGTCAAAATGCACCAACATCTATAACAGCAGCAAATACTTACTTACAACTTGGTAGTGATGATTTTGGACCTGATGGTAGTACTGGTCATTTTATGATTGGTTTTGGTTATACTGATGCTACAAACACAAACTCTCCAGCTTATATAGGTTTTAAAGAAACAAGCACAGCAGGAGATACAAAAGGCGAACTTATTTTTCTTACAAGAGATGTTGTTACTGATACAGCACCAACCGAAAGATTAAGAATTACAGATGGTGGAGATGTAAGTATAGGTTCAGACCATTCTGGATTTAGTGGTTACAGAGTTTTAAACTTAAGAGGTGGGTCAACAGGTGGTATATATAATCTTGAAAATAGTAGTGGCACACGAACTGCATCTTTACTCAATACAGGAAGTGACCTTAGATTACAAACATTTGTAAGTGGTGGTAACATTCAGTTTGAACCTGAAGGCACAGAAGCTATGCGTATTCATAGTGGTGGAACAGTATCAATAAATTCAACATCAACAAAAAATGCAGATATGGGTTCTACTCCAAAATTATTTATAGAAAATGGTAGTACATCAAGCACATCAAATCTTGGTTTATATAATTCATCAACTGCAAATATTGAATTGATGGAGTTTATGCACGAAAGAGCAGGTGGTGTAGATACTGCTTTTATGGCTATATTTAGAGAAAATGCAGGAAATGCTGTTGGAAGTATCTCAATTAATGGTTCAGCAACTACTTATAATACTTCATCAGATTATAGGCTTAAAACAAATATAAGACCTATTGAAAATGGAATTGACAGAGTTAATAAATTAAAACCTGTTAAATTTGATTGGATAGATAATAGTGAATTAGTTAGTGAGGGATTTATAGCACATGAAGTAGATGAAATATTTGCTGATGCAGTTTCAGGTGTTAAAGATAAAGTAGATGAAAAAGGTAAAATAGTTCCTCAAAGTTTAGACTATGGTCGTATAACACCATTGCTGGTCAAAGCTATACAAGAACAACAAGAACAAATTGAAACACTAAAAGCAGAAGTAAAGGAGTTAAAAGACAATGGCTAATACTAAAGTCACAAGTGGTGTAATTAAAGATGATGCTGTTGGTGCAGACCAGTTAGCTAGTAACTCTGTTGTTACTGCTTCTATAAATGATAATGCTATTACTACAGCAAAGATTGCAGATGATGCAATCCTTACAGCAAAAATATCTGATAGTGCAATTACTAACGCAAAGATGTCAGCAAATAGTGTTGATTCTGACCAATATGTAGATGCTTCTATAGATACAGCACATATAAGAGATGCACAGGTAACAAGTGCTAAGTTAGATACCAATATATCTATATCAGGAGAACTTACAGTCGGTTCGCATCTAAATATGGGCGATAACGATATTTTAAAAATAGGTGCTGGTGCAGATTTAGAGATTTATCATAGTGGAACTAATACATTTATAAGAGAAGTTGGTGAAGGTTCATTATTTATTGATTCTGATAATACTATACATTTTAGAAATGTAGCAGGTAATTCTACTATGGCACAATTTACTCCTAGTGGTGCTGTAACTCTTAACTATTCAGGTTCTACAAAATTAGTAACAACAAGTAGTGGTGTAACTGTAACTGGTACAGCAGAGATACCAAATTTAACAATTAGTGGGCAACAAGGCACAGATGGTCAATTATTAACATCAACAGGTAGTGGCATTCAATGGGAAGATGCACCAGCAAGTGGACCAACATTTAAAACATTTGGTACTGATTCTATTATGGTTGGTGATAATGCCACAGGCACAATAGATGCAGCTAATTTTAATACTGCATTAGGTGTTGATGTATTTTCAGCTTTGACTTCAGGCGATAGTAACACAGCAGTAGGTTATAAAGCTTTAGAAGACCATACAACAGGCAATAATAATGTTGCTATAGGTAAAGATGCATTAAGAACAAACACGACAGGCACAGGTAATGTTTCTATAGGTGCTAATTCGTTAGAAAACAATACTACAGCAGACACCAATACAGCAATAGGTAACGGGTCGCTACTAGCAAATACAACAGGTGCAGATAATGTTGCTTTAGGTGCTAGTGCTTTAGCAGCAAACACAACAGCAAGTAATAATGTCGCTATAGGTCATTCATCTCTTTTATCAAACACAGAGGGTCATTCTAATGTAGGCGTAGGTTTACAAAGTTTAGAAGCTAATACAACTGGAGATGCAAATACAGCTATAGGATTTAAAGCATTGGAAGCAAACACCACAGCAGATAAAAATACTGCCGTTGGTCAATCATCTTTAAAAGTAAACACAACAGGAACAGAAAATACTGCTATAGGACAAGGTTCATTAGCAGCAAATACCACAGGTGATTACAATACAGCAGTAGGTAGAAGTGCTTTAGTAGCAAACACTACAGGTGCTAGAAATACAGCTATGGGTACTTTTTCTTTAGATGCTAATACAACTGGTGACTTTAATACAGGATTAGGTTATGCGACATTAACTGGAAATACAACTGCAGATAATAATACAGCAGTGGGCTACGAAGCTATGCTTGTAAATACAACTGGCTATGACAACACAGCTGTAGGAAGAAGGTCACTAGATGCAAACACTGAAGGACATAGCAATACTGCAGTAGGAGAAAGTTCATTAACAAGCAATACAACTGGGGATAGAAATGTTGCTATTGGTCAAAATGCTATGTCAGTCAATACCACAGGTAGTGAAAATGTAGCTATTGGAAGAAATGCATTAGATGCAAATACTACAGCAGATGCGAATACAGCAATCGGTGATGGTGCTTTAACAGCTTGTACTACAGGTAATAACAATGTTTGTATTGGACATGGTGCTGGTGAATCAATAGATACAGGTCAAGGAAATGTTTGTATAGGTTCAAATGCAGGTGATGGATTAAATGCTGATAATGGTAAATGGAATGTTGCTGTTGGTTATAATGCTTTAAGTGCATCAAGTACACACTTTCAAAATACTGCTGTAGGTCAAAATGCTTTAAACAAAAATACTGCACATGGTAATACAGCAGTTGGTGCAAAGTGTCTTGAAGATAACACAAGTGGTAGTAGTAATAATGGACTTGGATATTTTGCTTTAAGTAGCTGTACAACTGGCGATGATAATTGTGCTTTTGGAAATGATGCTTTAGGCGATGTTACTACAGCTAATCAAAATACTGGTATGGGTAATGGTGCAGGAAATCAAATCACTACAGGTGGCAATAATACTTGTATGGGATATGATGCTTTAACTCGTTGTGTTGGTGGCTCAGGAAACACTGCTATTGGAAAAACAGCAGGAGATAATATTACAACAGGTGCAAATAATGTCTGCGTTGGTGTAGATGCAGGAAACAATATTACACAAGGTAGTCAAAATGTTTGTATAGGTGATGCTACAAATACATCAGGTGAAGCAACAGCAAACTGTATTGTTATTGGAGATAATATTGCAGCACCACAATCAAATACTTTTAGCTTTGGTAAATCTAGTAATGTTGTATCATGTACATTTACATCAAATGCTACTTTTACAAGAAACTCTGATTTCCATAAAAAAACTAATATAGAAAATACAGACTTAGGTTTAAGTTTTATAAATGAATTGAAACCTGTAACTTTTAATTGGAAACCTAATACTGAATTTCCAAAACATTACAAAGACTATTCAGAAACAGAAAATCACATGGACACAGAAACAAATCTGTATGGAATGATTGCACAAGATGTAGAAAAAGCATTAGAGAAAGTAGGACACAAAAATTTTGGTGGTTGGTCAGAGCAAGAAGATGGCTCACAACATTTAGCACAAGCTATGTTTATATATCCACTTATTAATGCAGTTAAAGAACTATCAGCAGAAGTAGAAGAACTTAAAGCTAAACTGGAGAGTAAATAATGTCATATACATTAGTACCAAGTGAACTTATTGTAGATGGTGCTATCACTAGTGCAAAGTTAGATACTAATATTGCAATATCAGGAACATTAGGTGTAACAGGAGAAGTAACTTTAGCTACTCATCTTGTTATGGGAGATAACGATAAGATAAAGATAGGTACAGGTGGAGACCTAGAGATTTATCACGATGGTTCAAACAGTTACATAGCTAATTCAACAGGTAATATTTACATAGCAGATACTAATGGTGCTGTGCATATACAAGCTAAACTTAATGAAGAAAGCATTGTATGTGCAGCAGATGGTGCAGTAACCCTTTATCACGATAATAGTGCAAAACTTGCTACAACAAGTTCAGGTGTAGATGTTACAGGAACACTTAATACAGATGGGATTGTTAGTACAGTAGGAATTACAGTAGACCATTCTGATGGCACGGACAACATTAGTATTACTCCAACATCTAGTGGTGGTGTTTTAAATGTAAGAAATTCAAGTGGAACTTCTGTTATTGCTTTAGATGGTCGTGATGGTCAAATTGGAATTGATATTACAGGAACACTAACAGCAACTACACTAGCAGGAACTTTATCAACAGCAGCACAAACTAACATTACAAGTGTTGGAACTCTTACTACTCTCACAGTAGATGATATAACAATTAATGGTTCTACTATTTCTGATAGTGGTGATTTAACTGTAGATGTTGGTGGTAATATTATTCTTGATGCTGATGCAGGTGATATTGAATTACATGATGCTGGTACAAAAATAGGACAGTTTGCACTTAACAATACTGGAAATTTTGATATTTATTCAGCAGTATCAGATGCAGATATTAGAATTAGAGGAAATGATGGTGGCTCAACTATTACAGCTCTTACTCTTGATATGTCAGCAGCAGGTGCAGCTACATTTAATGATTTAGTTGATGCAAAAAACTTTAAAATAAATGGTGGTCAAGGTTCTGATGGACAAGTATTAACATCTACTGGTAGTGGCGTTGCATGGGAAGATGCATCAGGAACAACTATTAATAACAATGCTGATAATAGAGTTATCACTGGTAGTGGTACTGCTAATACTTTAAATGGTGAAGCAAATGTTATAATAGATGGTGAATCAAATATATCTTTTGGTACTCAAAAACAAGACCCAAACTGGTCGCAGTTTTTTAATGCAATATCAGGTAATTATGGTGGTCATGTATCTTTTCAAAATAATAATGTACCTGTAACTACTTTAGGAAATAATTTTTATATAAATAATTCAACAGCAAATGAGAGAGTACTAGCATATCCTACACAACAATTTAAATTAGACCATCAACAGAATTTCTTGTGGGAAAGTGCAGCTAGTAGTACAGCAGGTGCAACTTTTAGTTTTACTGAACATATGCGTCTTAATGCTAATGGTACGCTCATGGTTGGTACAGCTACAAATCCAAGTTATGCACATAGAATCTTTGCAGATGGTAATAGTATTACTGATGGTATTGTAAGATTTAACGATAATGATGTTTCAGTTGGTTTAGCAAATGTAGTTCTTCAGTTAAGTTTTGGAAGCGATAATGACTGTACAAGTGCTTCATTTATATATATGACTGATGGTGGTGGTGCAATTGGTTCAATTACAGCAGCATCAGGAACTTCTGTTAGTTACAATACAACTTCAGATGAAAGATTAAAGAAAAATATTGTAGATGCTTCATCTCAATTAGATACAATTAAAAATATAAAAATTCGTGAATTTGATTGGAAGAAAAATAATTACCATGAATTAGGAGTCATAGCACAAGAAATAAAAACTCTTGTACCAAATGCAGTAACAGAAGGTGGAGATGATGAAACAAAAAATCCTTTTGGTGTAGATTATGGAAAAATAGTTCCTTATTTAATAAAAGCAGTTCAAGAACAACAAACAATAATAGAAGATTTAAAAACTAGAATAGAAACATTAGAAGGATAATGGTAGACTTATGATTTTAATTAGGAGAATTAATTATGGCAGAAGCTAAAGAAAATACAGTCAATGAAGAACCACAAGTTTTAACTATGACTGAAAAGGTTGATGATGTTGATGTAAGTAAACAATACCTTGTTGATGATATGTCTGATGAAGGTAAAGTTATCTACAATAAACTAGCGATAGTACAAAAAAACAAGAACGATATAATTGCTAACGCTAATTTTGAAGTAGAAAAAGCTGACATACTTATAGCATATTTCATGGAACAACTTAAAAATAATCTTCCTGAAGCAATGGAAGATGAGGAAAGTGCTGATGACGGAGATAAAAAACCAAACTGATACAAGCAAACTTGAACTACATGAACAAATTTGTGCGTTGCGATATGAAAATATAGAAAGGCGTATGGAATCAGGTTCTAAGCGATTTATTCGTATGGAACAACAAATATGGGGTTTATATGCTTTAATTATAGCTGCACAGATTATTGGGGCATTTTACAAATAATGGCAGGTTTAACAGTAAATACAGCACCAACACAAGAACCTGTAACTCTACAGGAAGTAAAAGAATATTTGCGAGTTGATGATTCTACAGATGAAAGAATTATAAGACCTTTTATTGAAACAGCTAGAAGGTTTTGTGAAGAACATACTGGTAGAGCATTAATGACACAAACTTTAACTTTGTTTATTGATGCTTTTGAAGATATAGAAGACCCACTGTGGGAAGGCATGAGAACAGGGCCATACATAAACTACTATAAAAACTATGTTGTATTACCAAGAAGTCCAGTCGTATCTGTAACCCATGTTAAAACCTATGATGATGCAGATACAGCAACTACATTTGCAGCTTCTAAGTATTACTTAGATAGTGCAAGAGAACCAGCAAGAATAGTATTAAGAACAGGGGAGACTTTTCCAACAGCTTTAAGAGTGGCTAATGCAATAGAAGTTAAGTATGTTGCAGGTTATACATCACAATATAATGTTCCTGAACCTTTAAGGTTAGGCATATTACAACACATAGCATATTTATATGAACATAGAGGAGATATGTATGATGCTAAGTTACCTTATCCACCTATGTTAAGAGCATTATATGCACCTTATGTGGTACACAGAGGATTAGGTTCTTCTTCCTTAATGGCACTTGGATAAATGTCCAACTCTATTGGCAAAATGCGTTTTAGAGTAAAAGTAGAAACTGCTACAAATACTCGTGATGCAGGTGGTGGTTTATCACAATCTTACACACCAGTTACTTTTATTTACGCTAACATTAAGCCCTTAAAAGCCGATAGCACCTATAGACAAGGGATAGTGCAAGAAAAGGTCACACACGAGGTTACAATTCGCCACATGGACAATATATCTACCAATCATAGAATAAGTTTTGGTAGTAGGTTGTTTGATATAAAAGGTATTATAAATGTAGATGAAAGGTCAAGATTTCTAAAACTTTTATGTGCTGAAGGTGTAGCAATATGAGTGCTTTCGGAAATCAAGGTTTTAAAAACATAGAACAATTTAAAAAAAGACTTGAAAAAAAATTGATTTCAAACCCACATGACAATGCATTAAAAGCTGTTGGACGTTCAACACTTATTGTTAATGGTGAAGCAGTAAAAAGCATTACTGCAGGTGGAACAGGTAAGGCTTATGCAAAATATTCTCCAAAAAGAACTCATATAGCATCAGCACCAAATCAACCACCAGCTAGTGATACAGGTTTTTTAGTAAGTCAAATTACAAGCAATATTAAATCCTATCCTGACGGTAGTGTAGTTGGTCAAATAATATCTGCTGCACCTTATTCAAAACACCTTGAATTTGGTACAACGAATATGACCGAAAGACCTTTTATGCAACCAGCGTTAAGAAAAAACAAAAGAAAAATATTAGAAATATTTAATAAAGAAGGTGTTATTACATGAGTATAGGACAGTTTCAATTACAAAGTGCTGTTTATACTGCATTAAATGTAAGTGCTATTACGTCAACATTGTCTTGTGGCGTATATGATGAAGTTATAGAAGGTAATACATACCCTTTTATTACATTAGGAGAAGAAACAGTAGTAGATTATGGAACAAAAGATTTAAATGGTGGTGATTTTACAGTAAATATACATATTTGGTCACAATATAAAGGAAGTAAAGAAACTAAGGAAATCATGGACAAGGTACACGATTTATTGCATGATATAAACTTAACAGTCACAGGTTTTAATTTGATAAACCTCAGATTTGAATTTAGTGATATAATGAGAGACCCAGATGGTGTTACTAGACATGGAGTCATGCGATTCCGAGCAATAATATTAGGTACTAACTAATTTTATAGGAGAAAAATATGGCAGCACAAAAAGGTAAAGATGTCTTAATGAAGATTAACACTAGTGGTTCTACTTATGTAACTATTGGTGGTCTTAGGTCTACATCAATAACTCTTAATGATGAAGCAGTTGATATAACTAATAAAGATAGTCTTGGCACTAGAACTTTATTAGCTGGTGCAGGGGTAAATAGTATTTCAGTTAGTGGGTCAGGAGTTTTTACTGATTCAACAGCAGAAGCACTTGTAAGAACTACATACCAAGCACAGCAACCTACATCTGATGGTTCATCTGCACAAACACCTGCATTTAAAAACTTTCAATTCTTGATTCCTGATTTAGGAACTTATACAGGTTCTTTTATGATAGCAAGTATGGAGTTTGCAGGAGAGTATAATGGTGAAGCGACTTATTCATTCACATTTGAATCTGCAGGTTACATAACATTCGCAGCAGTGTAATATGAAGCAAGTTAAGGTTAAACATAACAAAAGTCTTGTAGATGGAATGTTATATAAAGGTGAACTTGTTTTACCTGCTAATGTAAAAGTTGGCGAGACTGTAAACATTGATGGGAAAGAAACCAAAGTCTTATCTACAAATGTAGATTACAGAGACAATATACAAACAATTCAGGTTGCAAACGCAACTTTAGATAAAGGAGAAAAGTCAGATGGCGAATCCACTGAAGGGTGAAATAACTTTAGATTTAGCTGGTAAGGAATACAAAGCTAGACTCACAATGAATGCAATCATGCAAGTTGAAGATGCGTGTGGTTGTGGAATTATAAAATTAGCTACAAAAATGAGTGAAGCTGACATAAGAATGTCAGAAATTATCTCAGTGCTATTACCTGCATTAAGAGGTGGTGGTAACGATTTGCAACACAATGATGTTGTTAAGCTTGTAGAAAAAGCAGGTATTGTCAAAGCAACTTCTGCTGTTGCTAATTTACTTGCAAAAACTCTAACTGATGATTCAGAGGAAACAACAGACGAGGGAAAGTTAGAAAAGGTGGGTTAGTAAGTGATTCACTTCCCATCAAACGTTATTTTTCTATATGTGTGGGCATGATGCACATGACACCTAATACTTTTTGGAAATCATCACCACAAGAAATATATATGGCTATAGATGGTTTTATTGAATTTAATAATGGTGCAGAAAAAGAAGAACCTATGTCTAAAGATAGGTTAAACGAAATGATGGAGTTATATCCTGACTAATGGCTAATGCAGTAGACCAATTAATTGTTGAAATACGTGCTGAAACTAAGCAGTTGCGTAGAGGTTTAGATGATGTTAATAGAAAATTAGGTACAGCTAATAAAACAGCAAAGTCTTCAGTAGCAACATTTAGTAATTTAGCAAAAATTTTTGCGACTATTGGTGTTTTGCGAATTGGTTCATTTATTGCTAATACTGCTAGAGAATTCCAAGATTTAGAAGCAACACTAGAGGGTATAACTGGTTCTGCAGAAAGTGCAGCAACCTCTTTTGAATTAATAAAACAGTTTACTGCTACCACAACATTTCAAGTACAAAATGTAGCAAGTGCATTTACTACTTTAGTTAATGCAGGAATTGCGCCAACAAGCGAAGTTCTACAAGATTTTGGTAATTTTGCTGCTGGTGCTGGTAAAGACATTACACAAATGGCACAAGCTGTTTTTAATGCTACTACTGGCGAAATGGAAATGTTAAAACAGTTTGGTGTTATTGCAAGAGTTGAAGGTGATAAATTAGCAGTAAATTTTAGAGGTAACAGAAAATTAATAGATAGAGATGCAGATTCAATAGTAGCTTTTTTAAGAAAAATATCACAAGAAAATTTTAGTACAGCTTTAGAAAAAAGAGCTGCTACAGCAAGTGGTGCAATATCAAATTTAAAAGATGCTGTTTCTATTTTTGCTGCTGAAATTGGTGATGCAGGTTTACTGCAAGTTTTAACTGATGCTTCTCTTGCCTTAAAAAGTGTAGCTGAAAATGCAAAAATTCCTGCACAAATTATTGGTGGTGTTTTATTACAATCTTTTAATTTACTAAAAAATGTTGTCAGTATTTTACTTGCTAATTTTAAAAGTTTTACAATAATTCTATCTGCATACGCTTTATCTCGTGCACCAGCAATAGCAACATTGTTTTTAGCACAAGCAATGACAGCTTTAAGAAAAGCTATTATGTTAGTTCGTACTGCTATGGTTTTATTAAGTAAAAATAAATTATTTGCTATTTTTGCACTAGGTGCATTAGGTGTTGAAAGACTAACTGGAGGTATGACTAAGCTATTAAAAAAAGCTGAAGAATTAGGTAAAACAATGTTTATGGAGTTAGGTATTTTAGACCCTGAAAACTTAAACGAAACTGACAAGGAATTAGAAGATTTAAATAAAGAAATTGATGCAATGGTTGAAAATATGACTAGCAATTTAAGTCCTGCATTAGAAGATACTGGTGCAATATTTACAGAAGAATTGGAACAAGCTGTTACAAATACTGCAAACGCTTTTACAAACGAATTTGTAGACGCTTTATTAACAGGACAAAATGCTTTAGAAAGTTTTAAAAACTTTGCAAGAAATATTGTTTCACAAATAGTTGCTATATTCCTACAAATGGAAGTTGTTAACAGAATATTAGCAGCAGTATTCCCTAACTTCAGTGGTACTGTTGGAACAGGATTATTTTCAGGTAGTGGTGGTGCAGGTGGTGGTGATATTGATTTAACTGCAGGAAAACTAGATGCTATGGGTGGTTTAGGTGGTGCAGGTGGTGGTGCTATGTACAAAGGACAACCTAGAATAGTTGGTGAAAGAGGTGCAGAAATATTTATACCACATACTGGCGGCACGTTGATAAACAACATGAATAGCAAAAATGCAATGGGTGGTGGTACTACTGTTATTAATCAATCTATCAACTTTGCTACTGGTGTTGTACCTACAGTTAGAGCAGAAGTTATGAAGATGATGCCACAGATAGCTGATGTAACAAAAGGCGCAGTAGCAGAAGCAGCAGTGCGTGGTGGTAACTATAGGAGAGCATTACAAGGTGGCTAAATTAATTACAATGCCTACAACACCTAACTTTATTACAAGCAACTTTTCGCTTATAAGAACAGTAGGAACAACAGTGTCGCCTTTTACAGGTAAAACAAAAACACAAGAGTTTGATGGTGTAAGTTGGAATGCAGAAGTATCACTACCACCTATGCGTAGAGATGTAGCTTTAAATTGGCAATCTTTTCTTTTAGAACTCAATGGTCCAGTCAATACATTTAAGTTTACTGACCCTGATGCTTTAGCTAACTTAGGAACATATTCAACAGCTTTTTTAACAAGTGAATTAAGAACTAATAATACAAGTGTAACTTTATCATTTAATAACAATGGAACATTAACTGCAGGTGCTTCAACCTTTAGTAGTACAAAGGTTG